CTCAAGCGCTCCTCTAGAAAATCCGACGGGTCCTTCAAATTGCGGTAACTTGACAGTTTGCGGAGGGCACTGGCGAAATACGCCTCCAGCAAAGGGATCCCATTGGCTAGTGCAAGTTCGGCTTGACAGACCGCTTTCAACAAAGGACCGGTGAATGCGCGTTGGTTATAGTGCCGATAACCAGAGAACGCGTAACTCAACGTCTTGAAAGGGTGCCGAACCATGGTATAACGTTCACCGTTATAACATGGCTTACACTGACCAAAGGTAATTTCCTCGAGTAGGTCGACAGGTTTCTCTACAGTCATCTCATGTCCACACACCTGGGACATAAACGCCGCAAAGCCAGCCCGAAGATCCCCGGCGACTCGTCGTTCAACAAACAGCAAGGCATTGTCACCGTCAGCTAGATAAGTAGCGCGAAACTGTCCAAGGTGTTCAGAAGCCAGCTGCAGGGTGGCATCGACTGCGGATCCCATGATCAAGGTGTTGCCCAGACCAGTGTTGAAATCCCCTGATGCTCTACACCCCTCCCTACTGTACTTAATCCCACCAACAGTCTTGCCCTTCAAACCCAACTGTACCTCTAACAGTTCGTTCAACTTCTTGTCACCCGGGTAGACAGCCTTGTAAACGCTATGCTCAAGCTTTAATTGACGCTTTGAGACATGAGCTTCAAAAGCCTTGCCGTCCACCTCGAAGACCACGCAATCTCCCACAGACCCCATCTTCTCCTCCAGAATCCTCGCTCTTGAGAATCCGTTTAGGCCCTTGCCTACAACGCGCGTTGGCGTGACACCCCCCATACCGAATTTCCAACGCTTCCAGAGTGCATGCTCTATCGGCTTCAGGTATGAGGCTAACACTAAGTTGAATCTTGGCGAACGACACATGATCATTCGAGGCTTACTTCGCTTCTGCAAAGGATTGAACTTTTCAGCCTTTAGGAACGCAGAAAGGACCTTATCGTACTTGGTCAATTCGGGCTCCACATCCAGTGATTCCAGTGCTTCCTGGTATCGACGTCGCAACCTCCCTGTGTAGGTCGCGACTACCCCCTCTAAGGTCATCCTTTCAATCTGTAACTTCCGAAGAAAAATCCCCAATTTCTTAAAAGGTTTGGCGAAGTTAGGATTGTCAGGTTCCACAGGTGTAGGCCCTAGAGTGCGCATCTTCAGCGCGGCAACCTCGTTGTGCAAACAGTTGGCATGTACACCAGCCGCCCACAACCCATCCACCCCGGGTACCCAGCATCGGTACATCATCCTCTTGCCATACTCACAACCGAATTTACGGGCAGGGTCTATCACAGGCATGACCAAACGAGCGTCATCACGCAGTGGTAGCTCCTCCGACGAGCCAACACAGACACCCGGGCCAGTGTTAGATACCCCCCATCAATTCGATCGTGGAATGACAACCTCCTCGGGTAGCTTGTTCAGCACGAAGTATTTGAACAGACCAGTGAAACCAGGGACATACTGGGTTGGCATCTGTCCCTTGCTCATCTGTTCTCCCTGCTTCCCCCTAGCTAGGCCGTTAACGCCACCGAGTGCCAAGAAACTGTTCACCTCAGTTCTGTTAGCGGTCATGGCCACAGCGACAGTTCCAGGAATAACTAAATTCTGGTATGTCAGGCCGACCTCTAACTCCCCAAGGTACTGAACAGCCTTGGCCTTCAGGGAGGCCATTAGCTCTAGAGTTTTAGGTTTGAACATGGAAGCCAACAGCAGCTTGTTCAACAACCTAAGAGAAACAGAGAGATGTCTGTCCGCCTTGATGACCAACAAATAAATGTCGTCCACCGGGGCGCGCTTCTCATCTCCGTGCCTTACAACGACTTGGTGACTACCCTGCACCTTTACTTCCTGCCCAAGGATCATATCCAAGTACTCCCTAACCGTGGAATCGGAGGTCTTACCACCACAATTACCACGATCAAGATAGAACTCGTCAGCGAGGGACTCAATAAAGTGAGTCGCTCTTCCCCTAGGACGAAGTCGGAAACCCGGGGAGAACGCCACGCGTTCTCTCGGGGCCTGAGCTTGCCCGCTAGTGCCGCCGTTAACACTAACTGACTGAGAAATTGTTGGAGTCTCACCAACAGGTGACTGGCGCTCCCCAGTCTCCTCTTGAACCACATCCGGTAAGTTCCCGATGCTGCTGTCAGCATCGCCGATGTTGGTCGCCATGGCTTCGGCTATCTGCTCTTCCACTGAAGGGACATAGGAATCGCGAACGAAACCGTCAGCTCCAGCGAAAAACCTGATAGGTCTTCCAGGCAACACAACACGGGGCCTTGCGGCCGCGCCTTCGTCAACGGGGACCTCTGCTACAGAGGTGCTATTGACAGGAAGTGGAGGGGGTGATGGTTCTAAATTATTATTCATTTTTTAAAATCATCTTGGTGATAGTCCACCACACCCTACTAAAGGTATTGCCTTATAACGAGCGAGCCAGCCCGGTGAATGCCCAACCACCTAGTTAACCAGTGTAACGTCGCAAGGGCAGAGAGCGACAGCCTTATCGCGGCCAACGCAACAAACAAAACATCACCCACAGGTGATGGGAGGGCAAGCCCTCCATCCTGCCTTTCGGCGGGTCTAGTCTTTTCCTAGCGTCATACACTTTGTAAGTCACAGCACCAAACAAGTCAAGGCTAGCTGCTGAAACAAGCCAAGACCAACGCCGCCCAGAAGGCGGCCCCTGTCTTCCCAGGCGCCAGACGCTTTGTCAGTCACATCAGTGTACTGCTTGGTGACGATGAACCAAACCAAGCAGGTGGGGGGAAGCCCCCACACCCTGGCGTACCAATAGCCGGTGATGTCTTTCCAACTGTCAGGTGTCTCTCCACCAGTCATGGTAATTGTTAACTTGTTGGCTCCATAGCCACAGAGGTCTCTCGCTTTCGAGGTGGTCAGGGAAAGCACATGGGCGGAAGCGCAGTTAACGATGCGAGCG